CCTGGCGATTACATCAAAGTTGTCACTCAAAGCAGTCCGTACAACCCCGCCAAAAACGGCACTATTGCCGGCGACGGCAGCCTTACCAGTGCCCAACCTCTTGAAAATGGGCAGTACAACATTCTGTATTACAAAGCGTCTGATGGCGCATCCGGCGACGTGACGCAAGCCGTCATGACTGTGACTAACAACAAAGCCGCTGAGTCAGTGCTTTGGGATAGCGTGTTCACCATTGTTGATGCAACGATTTCGCAAAATACTTACGTTGTTGAGCAGCTCAGCTTTACGGAAGAAGGTACTGTCAAAATCTCCGCATCTGAGTTTCCCTGTGATGTGACCGGCGCTAGCCTGATTGCACAGGACGTACTTCAAGATCTGAACTTCGTTTTTGAACGCTGATGGCTTTCCCCGATCTCAAACCAACATCGCGTCAGTTTGACTTTGGTGATTGGCCTGTCAAAACTTTTCGCAGCCAAGACGGAAGCGAAACGAGAATTCTGTATGGCAGCCAGCGTACCAACATGGCAATGGAGCTCTCGTTTGAAAATATCAGCGACGCAAACGCACAATTATTCTTTGACCACTTTTTAGAGGTACAAGGGACATATGGGCCTTTTTCAATTACCTCAAATACAAGAGCGGGCTGGGCAGGAGATAGCACCACTCTCGGTGCTTCTGCTTGGAGTAACCAGTACCGTTACGCCGAACCGCCATCCATGACCAGCACGGCTCCCGGACGCAGCACCGTCCGAGTCAGGTTGATCGGTGTTCTCTAAGATGTACCCATGAGCAAGATCTACACCGGACGCGATGGACGCCTACTGCTCGACGGTGTTGAGCAGGTAAAGGTCAGTAGCTGGGCGCTGACCGGAGCCCTAGAAGTTCTGGAGACTACTGTGCTTGGAGATTCCCAACGCAGTTACACGCCTGGTGTGCAGGAATTTAATGGAAGCGCTTCCCTTCTGTATTACAAAGACGATGCAGGACGCAATGACGCGGCCACAGCATTAAAAAAAGTCCTTCGCACAGACGGCGTTACAGATGGCGGCACAGTTTTAATGCGCCTGCGTTTGGTAGACGGAGCAATCAATAGCGACATTGAATTTCGTGCGTACATTACAAATGTTAATTTCGGGGCCAGCGTTGGTGAGGTTAGCCGAGCTGATATTTCTTTCCAAGCAACTGGTCCGCTAACAGCTGCGGCAATCTGATGGGACTTTATCTCGGCAATGTTGGTGGCATCGAGCTGACCCGTCAAGCGACTGAGGGCAGTAAAGATTCGATCGTCAACGCAGCAGACGTAAATGCTACCCGCGATCGTTTCAGCTTTGATTTTGATACAAATTTTTTGATTACAGGCGACCTAGTTGAAATTACTGCGACAGATGGAACAACGCTGGATTTCGTGAGCGCCGCCGGCTGGGCAAACGGCACAATCCAAAGCAGCGGTAATTGGTACATTTTCATTGACGAGCTTGGCGGCATCCGCCTTTACAACTCTTTTGACGACAGCTTGGAAGGCGGTACAGCAAACGCTGTTCCATTGGCAAGTATTGCCCGTGACATTCCAATTCGCGTAAAAGTACGCGGGCGGGAGTCACGCTTGCTTGCGTCTGTTACCGAATACGAGTTAAACACTAATCGTGAAACGGTTGATATAACAACGCTTAGCGATGAGCACCGCCAGCAATACAGCAGCCTGATTACAGGCAGTGGCCGTCTGACAGCGCAATGGGACTACACAAACATTGGCGAAACAGAACCAGTTCATTACCTTATGCAGCTGGTGCTTCGCACAGAAGTAGGCTCAACTTTTCACGGAAAATTTTACATTAAAGCTCCAGACACAACGTCTCAAGCAGGGTCGTTTATGGTAACACAAATCAACGATTCTCTCTGGTGGGATTTTGACGCAATCGTGACCAATAGCGCTGTCAGTTTTGCCCCTGATTCCCTGATTTACGGAACGATTGATTTTGTAGCCACAGGGCCGATTCGCCTGCGTGCTCAAACCCAGAGGAAACGGTTCTTGCTGCAAGAGGACACGGGCAAGATCGAGCTGGAGCAAGCTGCCGATAACTTCTTGCTACTGGAAGAGGCAGAATAAGGTCTTAGAATTGCGGCAGCAGTAACAGCCAAGCGAGCGTCAAAGCATGGCCGACCTACGGATCAGCGAACTAGCCGCACTCGCAGGCGCCAACCTTGCCGCAGGTGATTTGCTGGCCGTCGTTGATGTCAGCGCCAGTGAGACCAAGAAAATCACCGTCGTTGATCTGGTCGGCAATGCCACGACGCTGATTGCTGACGCCACAATCCCTAACGCCAAGATCCTGTTTAACTCTGCCAGCATCCCTGGCTCAGCTTTAGCTAACGGAGCAATCAGTGCGACACAACTGGCTAGTGATGCGGTAACTGCGGCCAAGCTTGCTGACGAGTCCACAGTCGATCTGGTCACAACGCTTCCCGCAAGCGGTGCTTTTACCGGTCAGATTGCTTGGGACACCGACGACAACAAGATTTACGCCTGGAACGGCAGCAACTGGATTTCAATCAAAGCCGCTGGCTCTATCAATACTGTTATTGGTGACACGGCAGGCATTGTCAACCTGAGTGTTGCAACATCTGGTGATCAGGTCACAATCACCACTTCTCTTGATGCCACCGCTAACGCGGCGGAATTTTTAGCCGGTCCCACCGCTAATGCAGGTGCCGTCAGTTATCGCGCAATCGTTGGAGGCGACTTACCTACGGCAACATCTCTATCAAAAGGTGGTATTACAGTCAATGGAGAAGGTTTACGCCTTGATGGAACACAACTGGAGATTGATAATGACGTAACTGCTTCGGTCACTTACGGAGCAGTTACTTATAGCGCCAAAGGTCTTGTTACTGCCGGTCGCTCGCTTATTTCTAGTGATTTGCCAATCGCTACAACTTCCGCTGTAGGCGGTGTGATCGTCGGCTCCGGCTTGGCTGTTACGGCTGGCGGAACCTTAAATCACAGCAACGCAGCCACGGCTGGGACTTACCCCAAGGTCACAATCGACGGCCAAGGTCATGTCACAGCTGGTGATGTGCTTGTCGATGCAGATCTGCCGAACCACAGTGCAGCACTACTTACCAGCGGAACACTTGATATTGCTCGAATCGGCAATAATACCCTAACTGGCAACAAGCTGGCAAATTATGCTGTTTCTAAATTTGGCGAAATAGCGCCAACTGCCGACCACATTGGTCAATTCTTCTTTAATCCACTGAGTCGGGATTTATATCTTTGGGACGGTAACGTTTACCAGCCAATCGGCATTTCGATTGGCGAAATTGTTTTTGCTGGCACTTTTGACGCTTCATCGGGTGGCGGTACCGGTTTGATTGCCTCGGTCACAGCAGAAGGCACCGCCGCTGGTCTTGTTGCTGGGCAGGCTCTGCCCGCCGCAAGCGCTGTCAACAATCGCTACTACCTAGTTGTATCGGAGGCTGGCACGATCACTTCAGGTAATGCACCGCGAGTTTCTCTCAGCCCGCCAGATATTGTGTTGTCTAACGGATCTAGTTGGACTGAAATTGACGTATCACAGACGGTCACGGCACAGGTGGCAAACAACGTCAGTTTTACACCAGCAGGTAACATTTCCTCCACCAACGTTCAAACAGCCATTGAAGAACTAGACAGTGAGAAGCTCGGTGGAACTGGTGGAACTATCACCGGTCAGTTGTTAGTTGGTGTAGGCGGTACGTTTGCTTTTGAAGGTGCTACTGCAAACGACTTTGAAACAACACTTGATGTTGTAGACCCAACCGCCGATAGATCCGTTTTACTGCCTGACGCATCAGGAACTTTGGTTTTATCTGGTGCAATCAGTAATGCCGATATTAGTGCGTCTGCTGCTATTGCGTACAGCAAGCTGGCAACACTAACTGCAGGAAATGTTGTTCTCGGCAACGCCTCAAACGTGGCGACTAGTACAGCGGTCACGGGCGATGTCACGATCAGCAGCAGTGGTGTCACCGCGATTGCGTCGGGCGTGATCGTGGATGCGGATATTAACGCCAGTGCCGCGATTGCCGACACCAAGCTTGCGACGATCAGCACTGCCGGCAAGGTAAGTGGTACCGCGATTACCTCAGGCAATATCAGCACCTCGGGCAACATCAGCACCACTGGAGTGATGGCTGTTGGTCAGTCCAGCGCGGCGGCCAACACCGATCTAGACCTGGCAGGCACCTACGCGCAGACGGTGGTGGCTGTCTCGGCGTTGGCTATTGACTGCTCAACGGGCAACTACTTCACCAAGACGATCAACGGGAACAGCACCTTCACGGTGTCGAGCGTCCCCGCATCTCGCGCCTACGCCTTTACCCTTGAACTGACGCACACCAGTGGCACGATCACATGGTTCAGCGGTGTGGAGTGGCCTGGCGGAACAGCGCCGACGCTGACCACAGGCAAGACGCACCTGTTCCTGTTCGTCACTGATGACGGTGGCACTCGCTGGCGTGCTTCCAGCCTGATCAACTATACCAACTGATAGCGCGATGGATCCAAATACACGAGCACTGTTGATGGGCGCTGCTGGAGCTGGTGGCGGTGATAGCAAGCTTTACGTCGAAAATGTCTTTAGTACCTGGCTTTACACCGGCAACGGCAGCACGCAGACGATCACGAATGGGATTGATCTGAGCGGGAAAGGGGGGTTGGTTTGGACTAAGAGTAGAACACAGGCAACAGGTGATCATTATTTATTTGACACTAGCCGTGGAGCTACAAAGGCAGTTTATA